CAGTAGATAAGTATGTTACAGAACAAGTTAAAACTAAGCGTGCAGTTGGTGAATTAAACCACCCAGATGGTCCAACTGTTAACTTAGATAAAGTTTCGCATCTTATCGAATCCCTTGATTGGAACGGTAATGATGTGATTGGGAAGGCACGAATTCTGGATACTCCAAATGGTATGATTGTAAAAGGTCTGCTTGATGGCGGTGTGCAGTTGGGTGTCTCAACTCGTGGTATGGGAAGCCTTGAGAACAAGAATGGCGTCATGTATGTCAAAGATGACTTTATGTTAAATACAGTCGACATCGTGCAGGATCCATCAGCACCAACAGCCTTCGTTAATGGAATTATGGAAGGTGTTGAGTGGGTTTGGAACAACGGTATTGTTGAAGCTCAGGAAATTGAAAAAATGGAGACTGAAATAATGAAAGCTCCACGCGCTGATCTCTATGAGACTCAAGTTCGTGAGTTTAAGAATTTCCTCTCAATGATAAAATCAAAATTGTAAGGAGTCAAACATGACTGATCAAGTAAAAGACCAGGACGTTGAGCTCGAAGAGGAAAACGTCGAAGAAGCTCATGATCCCAAGAATGCTGAAGCACAGTCCGTAGCCGCTACCGATAAAGCCGGTAAAGCTACAGGCACAGCGCCAGCACGGAAGGGCGACAAGAAAAATTCTGACAAAATGGCAAAAGTTGAAAAGCCAAAAGGTGAGAAAGTTTCTATGGAGTCTGTAGAAATCGATGCTGATTTCTCTGACGATCTTAACGCTCTTGTAGATGACGAAGCAACACTTAGCGAAGAGTTCAAAGAAAAGACCGCGGTCATCTTTGAAGCTGCTGTTAAGAGCAAAGTCGCTGCAGAGATTAATCGTTTGGAAGAAGCATATGCTGTCGAACTAGAAGAAGAAGTATCAGCTACAAAAGCTGAGCTTGTTGAAAAAGTCGACTCATATCTAAACTACGTTGTTGAGAATTGGATGGAAGAAAATAAGCTAGCAATCCAAACTGGTTTGCGTGCTGAAATCGCTGAAGGTTTCATGAATGGATTGAAAGATCTGTTTATTGAAAACTACATCGAAGTTCCAGAATCCAAAGTTGATCTGGTAGACGATCTTGCTGAGCAAGTCGAAGACCTAGAAGAAAAACTCAACAAGTCAACTGCGCAAGCAATGGAAGTTTCTGAAGAACTAGAAACACTGAAGCGTGATGCGATCATTCGCGAAGCGGCTAAAGATCTAGCAGAAACACAAGTAGAGAAGTTGAAGACCTTGGCTGGTGACATCGACTACGTAAGTGAAGAAGCCTTCACTACAAAAGTTGCTACCATCAAAGAATCATACTTCACCAAACCAACTGCTGAAACTGTAACAGAAGAAGTAGAAGATGAAGGCGATTCAATCGTCGAAACATCTGACACAATGTCACGTTACGTTACTGCAATCAAACAAGCATCCAAAAATTAATTTTGTAGGAGATCCATAAAAATGGAACAAACATACGATAAATTGGTTGAAAAGTGGGCTCCAGTACTCAACGAAGAGTCTGCCGGTACAATCAAAGACCATCATAGACGCAGCGTTACAGCAGCGATCCTTGAAAACCAAGAACGTGCACTTGCTGATGAGCGTGCACAATCGCAAGGCTTCATGACAGAAGCAGCACCAGGTGGCGCCAACACAGGTTCCATCGGCACATGGGATCCAGTATTGATCTCATTGGTTCGTCGTTCAATGCCAAACCTTATGGCATATGACGTAGCAGGTGTTCAGCCAATGACAGGCCCAACAGGCTTGATCTTTGCAATGAAGTCACGTTACGATGCCGGTACAACTGGTTCCGCAGAAGCTCTGTTTAACGAAGCTGATACATCCCACGCTGGTACACAAACTGGTGCTGGTAATGGCGCAGCTGGTGCATCCGGTCTTTCCGGTGTCACTGACGGTGGCGGCAACGGCTCTATCGATGAAGAGCGTGTAACAGCAATCACAGGCACAGGCATGACAACAGACTCAGCCGAAGCTTTGGGTTCTGCTGGTAACAGTGCATTTGCTGAAATGGGTTTCACCATTGAAAAAGCAACTGTGACTGCAAAGTCACGTGCTTTGAAAGCAGAATATAGCTTAGAACTTGCTCAGGATCTTAAAGCCATTCATGGCCTAGATGCTGAAACAGAACTAGCGAACATCTTATCAACTGAGATTCTTGCTGAAGTTAACCG